GGCCGCAAGTAGGTAGGCTATATATGTTTCCTAGTTGGATGCAGCATATGGTGTATCCGTTTCAGGGTGAAGGCGAGCGAAGGACAGTAGCCGCCAATATCAATTGTTTTCCTGTCGAGGGTGAGCAAGATGGACATAAGCATTAATGATACTGCTCAGATCAGTTGGAAGCAGATAGCGGTACAAAAGCAGGAGCGCCTGAAAACGGGTGCTGAAGGCGAGACTGTGCGCGAGGCGGTTGAAACAATCATACCGACTATGTACACCAAAGAAGGCAACAAGGTAGAAGCGCAACCACTAGCGCCTACTCAGAGAGTGAATATATCGGTATGAGCGACAAAGGTGAACAAGCATTAAATGAAGTTAACGCCCATGAGCGAGAGTGTGCCTTGCGTTACCAGCGTATTGAAGAGCGCCTTTCAGAAGGCTCTGCTAAGTTTAAGCACCTAGAACATCTTATTTACGGACTGTATGCATTGATTGCAGCGGCAGCATTGCCGCAGTTTTTCATGGGGTAAATCGTGATTATCGAATCTGTTGCAGCTGCCGGGATGCTTCTCCAGCAGATCAATTCGGTGATTCAAAATGTCAATGAAGGCAAAGCCAACGTGCAACAAGCGATGGCTCTTGTGTCTGATTTCGGAGAAGCTCTTAACAACTTCGAGGTACAACGTAAAAGCTCGACGTTCAATGCGCTCTCAAAGAATGACATTCTCAAGCTACAGATGCTTCGTAGGAACCAAGAGCGATACCAAAAAGATTTGAGAGATTTGCTCCTCGTCGCAGACCCTAAGTTGTTAGAGGATTATGACCAGGCGATTAGGCAGCAGGAACAAGACAGGAGGGCACACGCGAGACTAATGACAAAACGTAAGCGCGAAAAACAAATCCTTATTCAACAACTTCTTGTTGGCGGCACGACTCTTATTATTGGCGGCGGCATCGCCGTCTTGATCTTTGTCTTGATTCTTAAAGCCTTCGGATGATTATGGCGTTCCTGCTGGTCATGCTGGTCGAGGGCGAGCAAGTCGCAGGCAGATTTCACTTCCGCAACATTCATAGATGCAACCAATTTGCATATTGGCTAGAGCAAGGGACTATTAAGCCGATAGAGGGTAGGCGCTTGAACAATCAAGAGAACATTACAGCCTATTGTATCCCTGTTAAAGTACCGCCAAACACACCATTCTATGACTGACATGGCAGCAAAAAAACTAGAGCCTGGATCAGATTACAATCAGTATGATACTGATGGTGATGGTGTTGTTACTGATGACGAGCTAGAGACTAGCAAGGAACTACAAGAACTAAAGATCAGCAATGAAAGAGCGCAGGCTCAGCGCAGTATGAGTTGGTTTGCTCTATGGGGCATGCTTTTGTACCCCTCCCTGGTAGTAGTAAGTAGTTGGGCTGGTCTAGTACAGGCGGCAAGTATTCTAGGCGATATGGCTAGTGTCTATTTTGTGTCAGTCGCAGGTATATTGGCAGCGTTCTTTGGAGCGCAAGCGTGGTCAAACAGAGGGAATGGTAGATGAGCATAGTTGCTTCATTGGTGGGTCCAGTAACGGGACTGCTAGATAAGTTCATAGAAGACAAAGACCAAAAGGCAAAGCTCGCTCATGAGATAGCAACCATGAGCGAAAAACATTCGCAAGAAGCGATGTTGGCTCAGCTAGAAATAAACAAAGCAGAAGCCGCCACAGGCTCGTTGTTTATCGGGGGATGGCGCCCCTGCATTGGATGGATCTGTGCGTTTGGCCTGCTCTACAACACCATCATCGTTAACATATTAGGTATATGGGTAGCAGTGCCAGAAGTGGATACGACGCTTTTAGTTCCTGTGATGATGGGTATGTTGGGGCTTGGTGCGATGCGTAGTTACGAGAAGGTCAACAAGGTAGCGCGAGAAAAGTAATGAGTAAGCTAGTCGAAATGATTAAGCGTCATGAGGGCGTGAAATCAAAGGTTTACCTGTGTTCTGCTGGCTATGAAACGATAGGCGTGGGCAGAAATATCTCAGAGTCTGGCCTAGGATTGTCTGATGACGAGATAGACTATCTTCTGGAGAACGATATTAAGCGAGTGACAGAAGAGCTACAAGACACTTATTTTTGGTTCGGTGGGCTAAATGAGGCTAGGCGCGACGCGATGGTCGATATTTGTTTTAATCTTGGTCTTACCAAACTGCGTGGTTTTACAAACGCTTTGACTGCCATGAGCAGGGAACAGTTCGATATTGCAGCTGATGAGTTCATGGATAGCAAGTGGGCGCGGCAAGTAGGCACTCGCGCTATTAGAGTTACTGAAATGATCCGCGACGGTGAGTATCAGTAATGCCTTTGCAGAAATACATATTTAACCCTGGCATCAACAAAGAGGGCACCGACTACACCGCTGAAGGTGGATGGTTTGATGGCAATCTTGTTCGATTCCGCAAAGGCTTGCCTGAAAAGATAGGTGGCTGGGTAAAATTTATCACTGCTTCTTTTGAGGGCACTGGCAGAAAACTTTTTGGCTGGACCTCTTTAGCTGGCACTAAACTTCTCGGCCTTGGCACTCGATCAAAACTCTACATACAGTCTGGTGGAAACTACAACGACATAACTCCTATAAGATCTACCACATCTGCAGGTGATGTAACCTTTGGAGCGAGTGACGGGTCTAGCTCAATAAACGTAACTGACACCGCACACGGCGCACAAAAAGGTGATTTTGTTACTTTTAGTGGCGCTTCCTCTCTAGGTGGTAACGTTACTGCCGCCGTACTCAACCAAGAGTATGAGATCGATTCCATCACTAGCACCAGTGTGTATGTGATTACAGCAAAAGATACCTCTGGCACAACTGTTACCGCCAACAGCAGCGACAGTGGCAACGGCGGTAGCTCTGTAGTAGGTGCATACCAAATCAACGTAGGCCTTGATGTATTTGTTGCTGGTACAGGTTGGGGTGCTGGCACATGGGGCGCGGGAACATGGGGCTCATCTAGCCCTTTGAGCGAATTAAACCAACTGCGGCTGTGGTCTTTAGATAGTTTTGGCGAAGACTTGATAGCAAACGTGCGAGCAGGTCGTATCTATTATTGGGATACAAGCGCAAAAACATTAGGGACTGATAGGGCTGTGGATATCGCTGATCTGTCTGGCGCAAACTTTACACCGACTGCAGCTTTGCAAGTTCTTGTATCTGATGTAGATCGACATGTGATTGCCCTTGGCGCAGACCCAATCAACGATGCAGCAACAGCCCGCACAGGCACCATAGATCCGCTTCTTATTGCTTTCTCTGATCAAGAGAATCCTGCTGAGTGGTTTCCAACAGCCACAAACACAGCCGGTTCTCTGAGATGTTCTGCTGGCTCACAAATCATTGGTGGCTTGCGGGCTAGACAAGAGACATTGATATGGACTGACGTTGCTCTATACAGCCTACAGTTTATTGGGGCGCCTCTTACCTTTGGTTTGAACCTAATCAACGAAGGCGTGAGCCTTATCGGACCAAACGCCCCCATCAACACCCCCGCTGGTGTGTATTGGATGGACAAGAAAGGTTTCTATTCGTACCAAGGCGCCGTTCAACCAGTGCCATGCAGCGTTAGATCTTATGTGTTTGATGATTTTAACGAAGGCCAGGCGTTTCAGGTGTTTGCTTTCTTAAACAAGCAGTTTGATGAGGTTGGTTGGTTCTACTGCTCTGGCTCAAACACCGTCATTGATCGATATGTCACCTACAACTATGTCGAACAAACATGGGCCATAGGCAACCTCTCTAGAACAGCTTGGCTTGATGAAGGCCTTGAAAGCTTCCCTCGTGCAACAGGAAACGACGGCACCAGAAACTACGTTTATTCTCATGAAACTGGGTTTGATAACGACGGCTCACCCATGGATAACGTGTTTATCGAAAGTGCCGACTTTGACCTAGGTGATGGGGAAGAGTTTCAGTTTATACGCAGGTGCATACCAGACGTTAAGTTTACGGGCGATAGTGGCGCAACTCAGGCCATGAATTTTGTGATCAAGGCAAGAAACTTTCCTGGTGACTCTCTAACGACAGATCAGACCACTGCTTTTACAGCAAGCACAACAAAAATAGATGCGCGGGCTCGTGGGAGACAAGCGGTTGTGCGATTTGAATCAGACGATGATGGTGAAACAGGCGCTAGATTAGGGCTTGGTTTTAGGATTGGTGGCACTCGTATAGATGTGCAACCAAACGGTAGGCGATGAGCAAAGTATTACAAGGCCGTTTGCCTTTTGTTCAAAATGGCCAGATGGTCGATGGCGGCACGTTCAACAGAACAGTGCGGTTGCTGGAGTTGAGCCTTGATTCTCTTGATCCAGACTCGACACCTTTGTTTACCAGAAAAGAACGAGATGAGTTAAAGTTTAACAGAGGCGACTTAATCTGGAACACGTCGATAAACGTGTTGCAGGTGTACGATGGTAACAACTGGATAAGCTTATCTGAGCCTTTGCCATTTACGACTGATCCGCTTGAAGCGACAGCACTTGTAGGCTCGGTTCAGGTGATAACTAACGGCGATATAGTAGTGAGTGTAGGTTCATGACAAAACTATGCCCTAGAGGTAAAGCAGCAGCTAAGCGCAAGTTCAAGGTATATCCATCAGCTTACGCAAATGCCTATGCCAGCAAGATCTGTGCAGGCAAGATCAAAGACCCATCTGGCTTGAAGCGTAAAGACTTCAAAGGGCCAAAACCCAAGAGTAGCGGCACATCTGCAGCTGCCAAAAGAGTTCGCACATCTCCTGCATCTGCAAGAGGTAGGAGAGTGGTGCGCAAGAATGCCGGTGGCTTTGTTGCCAAAAGAGCTAGGATGGCAGGCGTGACATGAGTCTACAAGATTGGTTTGGCAAAGGCCCGAAAGGCGACTGGGTAGATATTGGAGCACCAAAGAAAAATGGTAAGTTCCAAGCCTGTGGCCGTGCCAAAGTGAAAGGATCAAAACGCAAGTATCCAAAGTGTGTGCCTAGGTCAAAAGCAAAACAAATGACTGAGAGTGAGCGCCGCAGCGCAGTGCAGAGAAAGCGTGCAAAACCACAAGGCGTAGGTGGCAAGCCCACTAACGTGAAAACATTTACCTCGCCCGCATCCGCAAGAAGGCGCAGAATAGTAAAGAAGTTTGAAGGCGGTGAAGTCCGTCGTAACCATAGGGGTTGCGGTGCTGTCATGTCTGATCGACGCAAGAAAACAAGGTATTCGTGATGTTTAAGCGTTATGCCGAGGAGTTTTCAAACGGTGGCGCAGTGCGAAAACGCAAGCGCGACAAGATGCCAAAGCGTAATAAGAAGAATTTTCGCCCTACAAAAGAAGGCGCGGGGATGACAGAAGCGGGTGTAAAAGCCTATCGTAGGGCAAATCCTGGTAGTAAACTCCAGACAGCGGTGACGGAGGATAATCCCAAAGGGAAGCGTGCGAAGCGTAGAAAGTCGTTTTGTGCTCGATCTGCCGGGCAGATGAAGAAGTTTCCCAAGGCTGCAAAAGATCCAAACTCAAGGCTACGACAAGCTAGACGTAGGTGGAAGTGTTGAAATGTCAGAGCTAACACAAGATTTAAGAGAAAAAATTAAACAAAGAACCTTAGAGGTCCTTGATCAACCGGGATCAATGCAAAGGTTCGCTCCTAGCCCTCTGGCAACAATAGATCCTAGATTCGCTAGTTCTACCAGCTTCATCCCGCCCGATGTGCAGAACCAGTTGGCTGGATTTTTTCAATATCAAAGAGCTCCAGGGACTCAATTCGCTAACTACCCCATGGCCGCACCAAATATTGGTGGCCCTTTGATGCGTCCCACGATGCCTCCAGGTTTTAGCTTTGGCCAACCAGCGCCTACACCTACGCCCTCACCTTCTCCATCACCAAGTCCTGGCCCAGTGATGGAAGAGGATATTTCTTCCAACCCTGAGGCTCAAGAATTTTTGGATGAAATAAACAACGAAAGGATGGAAAGGGGTTTAGACCCTTATGAAACTTTTCAAGAATACATTTCTGACCAAATTGGCGATATAGGTATTGGCTACATAGGCATGGCCGAAGGCGGTATTGCATCGCTTGAGCCACAAAGAATGTTTGTAGGTGGTTTGATGAGCGCGATAGGCCAAGGCGCTGCAGCTGCAGGAGGCGCTCTTGCTCAAGGGGCCAGTGCCCTTGGTAGTGCAGCTGCATCGGGGTTAGGCGGCCTCAAAGACATTGCAATGAAGGGCATGCAAAATTACAACGAAAACATGGCTGCACGTTCTGGCGGCATTGGCGCCCTTTCTGAAAAACCTATAGAAGAAATGACTCGTGAAGAGTTGATCGCTTACATTCGCAAGATTGGTGGGTCTGGTGGATCTGGCGGCTTTGGCGCAGACTTAAAAAACATAGGTAACACGATAGTGGATTTTGCCAAAAATAGACCGTCAGGCGGAACCGCAGCATTAAGTCAAATGGGCGACCTATCCATGTTAGGCATGGCTGAAGGCGGCGATGTTGACTTCCCTCGAATGAACGGCCCTATCTCTGGACCTGGCACCGAAACATCTGATGATATTCCCGCCATGCTTAGTGACGGCGAGTTTGTCGTTAATGCAAAAGCAGTAAGAGGGATTGGTCGCTTGAAAGGCGCTGGTAAGACCAAGGCTGAGCAACGCAGAGAGGGTGCTCGCATGATGTATGCCTTGCAGCGTGCCGGTGAGCAGGCGATGAGGAAAGCCTAATGGGTGTCTTTGATTCAAAAACAAAAGAAGTTGAGACATCTGTACCTGTAGTTCAGCCAACAGCGCAACAGTTTTTTTCTGATCCAGCACAAGAACTGGCAGCAAGACAGCTTCAAGATTTATATTTCAATCCTGAATATGGGTTGATAACTCAACAAATACCTGTGCCAGTTCAACAGGTGGCTGGTCTTTCACCATTAGAGGTGCAGGCTCGAAACCTAGCCGGTGGCCTTGGCGGATTTGGTAGACAATTAACAGAAGCTCAAGATTTATTCAGGCAGTCTGCTCGTGGTTTTGACCCTCGATCTGCAGGTGCTTTTGCAGACCCTCGTGCTAGACAACTATACGAGCAAAGCTTGGGCGTGTTTGACCCTCGCATGGGTCAACAGTTTATGGATCAAGGCGCTAGAGCCATGATGAGAGGCGCTGCCGGTGATATCCGTGGCGCTGAGCTAGGTATGGGCAGAGAAGCCGCGATTGCTCAAAGAGGGTTAATGGATGCTGCTAGGGGCGCAGGTAGAGAGTCTCGTATTGGCCAAAGAGCTATGCGCCGCGCTGGTTCAGGAATTATGGGTCAAGTGGGCGGTGCTCAAGAAGGCGCTATGGATGCCGCACAAAGAGCCAGAATGCAGACGCAGATGGCAGGACAAGATCTTCGTTCTGCCGGCGAGATGGGTAGAGCCACTGCGCTCCAAGGTATCGCTGGGCTTGCAGGCACAGGTGGTCAGTTTGATCCTTCAGCTATATCAAGATTCCAAGATCCCTTCACTCAAAGCGTGATTGATGCTCAACAAGCAGAGATTGCTCGACTAGGCGAGCAGCAAAAGATTGCTGCGCGTGACCAAGCCGTGCGCTCTGGCGCGTTTGGCGGATCTCGTGGCGCTATAGCACAAGCAGAGATTGGTCGTAACGTCCTGCAGCAACAAGCCAAGACTGGCGCCGAGTTGCGCTCACAAGGCTTCCAGCAGGCTCAACAGGCCGCTCAGCAGGCGTTTGAGCAGGCACAAGGGCGTAGGCAGCAGGCCGCACAATTAACTGGGTCACTAGGCCAAGCAGGCGCTCAAACAGGGATCAGTGCCGCACAACAGGCAGCTAACCTTGGTTTGAGTGCAGAGCAACTTGCTCAACGTGGCGCACTTGAAAGCGGACAGCTTGGCCTTAGTGGTTTGACCTCTCAAGCAGATATAGCTCAACGCGCTGCACAGATGGGTATATCTACTTCAGAGTTGGCGGGCAGGCTTGCTCAGCAAGGTGGCGCTCTTGGTTTGCAAGCACAACAAGGTATTGGCGGTCTGGCCGGTCAACGTGCAGACATCGCCTCTGGCTTGGCAAGAGACTTCCAGTCTGGGCAACAACTGGGTTCTGGCATATTTAGCGACAGAATGGGCAGAATTGCTGGCGCGGCAGGTGGCTTAGACAGGCTATCTCGCGGTGCGTTTGGCGATGCATTGAGTGCATTTCAGGCTGGCCAACAAGGAGCTCGTGCTGGGGCTGCTGGTATAGCTGGTCTGGGTCAACAAGGCTTTGATATGTTGACTGGCCAGATAGGAACCCTTGGCGGACTAGGCGCAGCTGGTAGAGGCATACAACAACGTGGCCTTGATGCACAGTATAAGGCAGCAACTCAGTTGTCAGATGAGCCATTCATGCGCTTGCAGAGAGGATTCCAGGTTCTTGGGCAAGGTCAGCCGTTTATGCCTAGTTTCCAGAGTGGTTACGGCGTTGGCGCTCAACAAAATCAGACTTATCAACAACCAAGCACATTTTCAAAAGTAGCCAACATTGCAGCCACAGTTGCGCCATTCTTCCCTTCTGACATTCGTTTGAAAGAAAACGTCATGAAGGTTGGTGAGGTTGAGCCTGGTGTTGGATGGTACACATGGAGTTGGAATGACACGGCTAAAGAGCTTGGCATAGGCGGTCCAACTGAGGGCGTTATGGCTCAAGAGTTGATTGAGGTTGACCCTTCAGCCGTGCTCATGGGTGAAGACGGCTACTACCGTGTAGATTATTCAAGAGTTGACCATGGCCGAAAGCAAGCGTGAGAAAAAGATCAGCAAGGTCATGGGAGAGTTCAAAGAGGGAACTCTCAAGTCTGGCGGTTCGGGTAAAAAAGTAACAAATCCAAAGCAAGCGATAGCGATTGCGCTGTCAGAAGCAAACGAGATGAGTCAAGGTGGCATGATGTACAACGAAATCATGAACAGGCCAATGTTCCAAACACCACAGATGCGTGAAGGTGGCGGCATCATGGCGGGCATTGCACCGATTCGTGGGTATGCGGAAGGTGACCTTGTGTCAGATGACTTCTTCACACTTGAGAAGACCGAAGAAGGCTCTGGCATGAACCTTCGTGATGTCACAGACTTTTTCTTTGATCCTGAAGATCCGATTGATTACGCAACCATAGGGCTTATGGCGTTTCCTCCTGCATATGTTGCTGCTCGATTAGCTCGCATGGGGATCAAGGGTCAAAAGGCAGCTGAGCAAGTTCAAAAAGTGGTTAGGGCGCAAGATGCGATACCTAACATGCTTGGTGGAGGATCTTCTCGTGCATCCACTGGCCTACAAGTTCAAGTAGGTGCTGGCGTTCCAATGGCTGTGATGGGAGAAGATGAGGCCATGGCGCAAGAGATGCCTATGCCTGCTCCAGAAGTTGCTAGTGGCGGCATTGAATCTTTGATGCCTGAAACAGAAAAGCCAACGATTGTTGGTGGTCGCAGCAGAGCAGCGCAGAGAAAAGCCGAAGGCGGCATTGCGTCTGTGCAAGGCTATGCTCTTGGCGGAAAAGTTGTTGAAAAGGGCATAGAGTTTGTTAGAAATTTATTCACTCGCGCACGCAAAGGTGAAGACGTTACTGATGAAGTTTCTGACGCTGTTCGCAAGGGCGATATAGATGTTGAAGATGGTGATGCAATCATACAGGCGCAGATGGATTTGCCTGGCATTTCACCTGCTGTGGCAAAGAAAGCTGATGACGTAGCCGACGCGCTTGATGATGCGCCAACTCCCCCTGCACCACCCAGTCTTGGGAAAAGAATTGGAAAAGGATTAGGCGTATTAGGTTTAGGTGTGGGTGGGGTATACGGTGCTAGTGAATATCTAAGAGGAAGAAAAGATGAAGAAGAAACCGCTGCTGCTTCTGGTGGAAAAGCTCAACAAACCGCTCAACAAAAAGCACAACAAGCTGCAGCACAAGGGCCAGCGCCACTTGGTGTTCCTCCAGCCCAAGCTCAAGTTTTCATAGATCCAGAAACAGGTGAGTACAAACAAAAGGCTACTGGCATCAAGAAGTTCTTGTTTGGTGAAGACGGTATTGGTGGAGAGCAGTCTGGATTTGCTGGAAATATTTTATCAAAGCTTCAAGATCCTAGAACTCAATACGCTCTTGCCAAGGCCGCTCAACCATCTGAAGGCTTTGTGCCCCGCAACTTCTTCAGCGATGTTGCGCTGGCTGGAAGAGACTATGACATTCAACAAGCTGAGCTTGATCGTCTTGAGCAAGCCGCCAAGCCTGAAATTGTTCAACAGTTTGAGGCAATCAGACAGTACGCTCAACCGAGTGAAGGTGAAACAGAAGCTGATGTTGATCGTAAAGTATTTAAGAGCTTGTTTGATGACATGACTGCAAACGCTCAGCTTGAGGCACTTCTCACTCTTTATAAGGCAATGCCAAGCGCAGAAGAAGCAGGATTAACTCTACAACAGTTCTCTGATCAACTTGGTTTGGGCAACGTATCAAGACTTCTAACAAAGATTGAAGATCAAAGTTAACAATGCCGACTTACCACAAGGTCAGAGAGGACGGTAGGAGCTTATACCTTCAAGCTGATAGCCCCGAAGAAGCAAGTCGAATGCTGCGTGAACAGAATCTTGCTTTGAGATCTGAACGCAAACAACAAGAATACAAAGCCTCTGCAGAATACCAACCAGGTGAAACGCTTGAGCCAGAAAACATAGAGTTTGGCGGCAAGGTGCTTAGGGGCGGTTTGAACGGACTGGTATCAATACCAACTAACATCACCAGTGCAGTCGGTTTTGGGCTGCAGGCAGCTGGCGCGGAAGAAGTTGGATCTGATCTTGTTGATCGAGCAAATGCTGTTCGAGAAAGATTCGCTCCAGACATAGAAGGACTTGGCCTTGCTGCTGAGATACCTAAAGCTTTGGTTCAGTTTGGCTTGCCTGCTGGACTTGTTTTTAGAGCCACCAAAGGCGCAAACAAAGCAACGCAAATAGCAGCAACTGCTGCTGCCGAAGGCCTTGTTGCTGAAGAGGATATGAAGACCTTTGGCGACACCTATCTGCCAAACCCGTTGACCAAAACACAAGAACTTGAGTTTCTTTCAGGTCAAGAAAGAGCTTTTGCTGCTTTGTACAACAAAGGGAAAACAGGTCTTGAGGCGGCTGCAATAACTATGGGCGTCCCTTTAGCCTTAACTGGCGCTGGTGCAGTAATCAAAACAACATCCAAAGTCGCAGCAAACGTTCCGGGCGTCAGCCAGGTTGCTGATGGGCTCGCAGCTGTTGGCGAGGGTTTTGGCGAAACTGTTAGGCGCATGGAAAAGTCTAGCCCGCTGGTCAGAAAAGCTTTGTCTCAAGTGAGATTTAGAGGCGACTTACCAGATGATACAACTGCAGAAATAAAGTCTTTGTATGCAACTAATCTGGCAAGACTCTCTCATCAGAACGAAGTCGCGTTTAAAGATTTAAACACCTCCTTAGAAACCATGATGAAGTCTGGTAAGGAAAATGGCTACACCCAAGAGATGGTAGTTAAAGCTCTTGATGACTTCATCAATCCAATGACCGATGACTACATAGATCCATCAGATGTTGCTGCTTTACAAAAAGCAAAACTTGACGCGAAAAACAAACAAAATGAAGCAGCAAAACTATTGATTGAAATGGATAGAAAGATGGGGTTTGTCAAGAGCGACAGGCTCAATGTGAATACAAAATCTAGTGCAATTAGGTCTGATTTAAGTTTATTTAGATCAGCAAAAAGAGTGCGAGAGACAATTGATGAATACAGTGAAGAGATACTAGGTCGCAAAGAATATTTGCCAGAAGGGGCAGAAGAAACCATTGTAGGACAGATGGGGTTGTACAACGCTCGTCAGTATAGAGCCTTTTTGTCTGATAATTATGAAGCAGATCCTGCCAAGTACAAAGCTGCTCTTAGTGTAATAAAAGACGCGATTGTTAAAAGTGACCCATCCGCTGCAAGTCAACTAACTCGTGAGCAGTTGGATGAGATGGCAGCAACCAATCTGTCTTTGATCACTCAGAAAGGCCAGTTCAATAACGCAAAGGTTTCTCCAGAGGATTTGATTTCTGATGACACATTAAGAGGTGTGTCTAGAGGTCCGCTGCGCGGAAGAATCTTGCAGAGCAAAGAGATAAGAGACTTCTTGGGTGAATACACTGCTAAACGTGGAACCATTTCTGAAAGAACAGAAGGGTTACTGAAGGGCGTCACAGAAACTCTTGGTAGGCAATCAGCGTTGATTGCTAAAGGTAAATACTTCAGCGAGTTAGCAGAATACAACAGATTTCTCGCTGATGACGCAAAGATGTTTGTTGATAACCAACCTGTGTCTGATGTGTTAAAAGGCAGCAAACTACAAGAATACATTCAAGTGCCAAACGGACCAGGTTACGGACGTTTAGCTGGGAAGTGGGTTAAAAAGGACTACATCAATGCCATAGAAAAAAACGCCACCAGTATGCCGTTTGAAAATGTACCTATAGTGTCTGGCATATATGCAAGCATGCTTGGCTTGAAAGGTATAAGCCAGTTGGCAAAAACCGTTTACAACCCGACAGGACAAATAA